CTGCTATAGAGGGAGTGAGATTTGAGGTTAAACTATCATCAATATATTGGTATTCTCCGAACATTTTCAGACCGGCCGGATGGACCAGGTCCTTAAATGTTTTCCTATATTTGTCAATCGATTCCTTCACTCGGATGACATAAGAGAAATTCTGGTAATAATCCCGATCCTGGAGGAAATTATAGGACGAAACTTGGCCATCATCATTGAGATAGCGACCAGGATAAGTAAATAATCCTGAAACAGCCGTAAGAGATACATTTCCCGTTCCGTCTCCGGAACCAGTTAGATCGGCCGTTGGATTATCAGTATAATTTGAACCCCCCGCAATAATAATCACACGTTCGATACTACCAAGAGTTGTATTGGCTAACTCGAAAGTGGCTCCGGTCCCCAGAAGATTTGTTACAATGACATTGGCTCCTATACCCGAACCGAGTGTATTAATAACATTTGCGGTTGGGAGGTAATTAATGTCATATCCTTCACCCCCTACCAGGTGACCTGTAATTCCTTGAAATTTAACTCCCGTAATCATTCCATTTGCAGCCACATTCGATACGTAACCTTGACCTGCGGTTCCATATCCTCCCGTAATATTGGTAATATTGATGACATCATTAAGTCCATAACCTAGGCCGCCATTGGCAATTTTCATCCGACCTAGGATGCCTAATTGCGCTATAATTGTATTTGGAAGAACACCTATGCTTGGAATAGACAAATAACCTGTTCCAGGATTTAATACGATCACTCCAGAGGCCGGTCCTGTATTGGAATATACGAAACTGGATAGTGAGTTTTGGATCCAGTTATTGCATGGATCATTGATACTAGGATTAAGATTTGAATAAACGGTATTGTTAATGGGAGTATTAGCTTCCAGAGAAATAATTGAATCGTAAATGGTATATGTATTGGGATGAACCGAGGAGTCAGCTAAGACAGTCGAGATATCTCCATTAGCTCCTGAACCTCCCCCTCCTGTAACGAGAAGATAATCTCCTATACGATATCCTGCTCCTCCCGAAAGTATTCCAATCGAGGCAATATTACCTGCGGATACCTGGGCAATCTGCACACAGGCTCCCGCTCCCTTGGAAGAAATGACAATTACAGGATCTCCTACCGAATAACCTGAACCTGGATTATTGATGATAACCGAATTGATGGCTGAACCCGAAATATTTGCGGAAACTATATAAGAAATACCATTATCTGAGAATGAAGTTGAGATGTTTTCTCCAGAGACAAAGGTTCCTTTAATATCTGAGATAGTTAATTCGTCAACTTGCGCTCCGGAGGTATAATAACGATCCGTACTTTCGACTGTTGCTGAGGCTCGGGAAGTATTTCCGGAAATTCTATGACTAATAAATTTCTCAAAACCTGAAATATCTGTGTTAGAGGCTCCATCGATATTTGTTCCTAAGATACGGATAGCTTGTTGGATATACCATTTACCATCCGAAGCTTTCAAAATATCAGATTTTGGATAATAGAACTCGATTTCTTCATCATAAAGGGCTCGCATAAGGAAACGATAAGAATTTTCAGTTCCTTTAGCTCGATAAAAATCCTTGGCATGTTTAAGGATAACCTTCTTATCGGCCAACATCTCCGCAGGAAAATCAGTTATAAATTTCTTGTAAAGGAGGTTAGTAAAATCATCTAGAGTTTTGTCGATATCTACATAATTGAGTAAATTTTTAGTTCGTTCGGTAACTCCTCCTAAGGAAACAACAGTATTGGATTGTTCCAGGAATTGATAATATGCGGTCACAAATTCAATGAATATAGGATCATCATTGCGTACAAAGGCCGGCAATTCTGATGAAACTAGAAAACTTGTTTTATTATTGGTGGACATATCTTATGTTGTTTCGGGGACCAGGTTTATCGTTATGGAACCAAAATCGGAGTCATCTATATCCAAGATTCTATTTCGAACAGGAACAATAACATCATTAAATGGTACCGCATTAAAGGTTAATACATTAGTATCATATCGATCATTTGGTTCTACCGCAAGAACATTAAGTGAGAGAATTTGGATTGTGCCATTGACATAATCTATGGTTCCAATGTTATCATTAACAATAACCTTTTCTCCATTTCCTTTATAGTAGAAGCTCCGGAGAGTACCATTTTTCGCTTGAAGAGTTACTTGTGCGGTTGCTCCGGTTCCTGAATCGGAAATAATAGAGGCCATTGCTGTGGTATAATCAATACCTCGATTGGTTACAGTAATACTATTCACTCTCCCATTGACAATTGATGCGGCTGCCGTTGCTCCGGAACCATCTCCGGAGATAATAATATCAGGAATATCCAGATATCCCGAACCTGACGCAAGAATGATGACACCATCTAAACCTGTCAAAGAATTAGGAGTATCTTCGATATAAACTTGTCGGGAAATGCCATCCGAATCAAGAACAGTAACATCAGGATATGTATAGAATTTATCTTCAATAACACCCCGATACAGAGGAGTATTGAAATTCATTGAATAGATTTTGTCTTGATTGATAATAATATCCACTCGTTTTTGGAGATATAGGCGAACCGAAGACCCGATAATAGATTCATGAGCATTATCAATAAGTTTTTGGAGCTTGGATATCCTAAAAGTTGAATTAAATGTTTCGAGTTCGGATGTTTTATAGTCCAGGATAGATTGATAAATTAACTGCTTGATTTCCGTTTCATCGAGGAGTGTTAAGTTTGGATCATAATTCACGGTTGCATTAATTAACATATAAGTGTAATCAGGATCTACAATCTCAGGAGTAACAGTAAGGACTGATTTATTAGTTAGGATATCATTTTGGATATTTTGTTTATCGAGAAGAGAAATCACATAATCTTGTTTAGGTTTAAGGGAAATAAAGACCTTTCCATAGACCGGAGGAGAATTTTCATCACCTGACCAGACGGATATAGCATCAATATTAGGATACTCATCTAGAAGGATGGTTTGATAATCGTTCTTGGTTACGACTCGATTTTGGACGGTAAAGGCAATAGGGGCTCTTTTACGTACTTCTTCGATTGTTTCTTTATCGGAACCTCCGGCAGCGGAGGTTAAAGATTCGACAATGATATTGGCCGAATATCCGGAAATGGCTCCGGAGGAAGTGAAATTGTTTGATTTATTAGCCCAGGATCCATTGGTATCCAGATACTTTAATGTGATAATATTATCCTGAGTTGGTCGATAACCTAGAACACCATCCCCAAAAGATAATGTATATTGTCCGGATGAATCCGAATCTTCTTCAATAAAGAAAATCTTAGAATTAGCAGTAATTGTTGTGATATCAAGAGCCTGATTATATACGGAGGTGCTTGTATTGGTACTTGATTCTTGAACCGTAACAGTTATTGTGCTGGTATCCACATTAGAGGAAGGAACTGAAAAATCTGTTTGGTTTCCCATTGAATATTGTTGAGTGACAATTTCGCCCTGGGTGAGAACGATATTAGGAAATGTGAAAGCTCCGGAGTTTTTAATGGCCGTATTAGCAGATGTATTGGTGAATATATAAGAAATACCATCCAGAGGCTCCGAGATAAACCTGGTATATTTTGGAAGTGTCATGGTTCCTGTTATGGTGTCCTCAGATCCTTGAGGAGTAACAATAAGATTGACGGTAGCCTGGGCTCCTTTCATGGAACCAGGAACATAATCAATATGTTTAGCATGAGATATAACCGAACTTCTAAGTTGAGCCGTATCCAGGAAAGCCTCGTTTGCGACCATATTTAAGTAATAAGCATTCATGTGTGTATTATATGCGAGTATATCTATAAGGACGGACAATCCAGAACCAGTAAAGTCATAGTCCGTGAAAGTATCCTGTTGTTTTAGGAAATTAATTAGGTTGGTCCTGATTCCCGAAAAATCGAGCTCCGTGATTCTTAATGCTGTATTAGCCATTTAATTTCCTTTTATCTAACGCGCTGGAGGAATAGTGTAACAGCAAATGGATCTGGTCTATTTACTATACTAAAAACTAATTTCACTGTATAGCCATTCAAATCAGGGGATGCTAATGCTTGAATCGCAATTACCGAGGCTCTTGGCTCAAAATTATCAATTACCTGGCCAATCATTTGTTCCAAGAGAGATGCTGTCATAGGAGTAACATTCTCGAATAATAATCGAGTAGCTCCGGAACCAACACTAGGTCGAAATGGTCGCTCATAGAAATTTGTCATAACCAGGTTTTTGATCGAACGGCCAACGGCCGCGGGTCCAACCAATTTTGCGACATCCCCTGTTACGGGGTGTCGAGCAAAGGACAAATCAAGATCCGTATAATCGGTTATTCGTGCTGTAGCCATTTAGGTATTTAGTTGTCCTTCCTTTTATTCTTCATACATATAAACATTAGGAGAATGGCCTTCGGGATAGGTAACCGGAGGGAAATGAGGGGCATCATCCGCAACCGCACTATCTCCTATTGCGCAAATAGCATGTTTTGAATGAACATAGATATTTTTAGGTCCATATGTACAGACTAATTCACCATCCCCATGTGTTTCTGGATCACCTTCCACTGCCCAGAGAAGAGAATTGACAAATACATTGTTTTGCCCGACCACGGTTGTGAGGGCTCCGCAAAATCTAGTATCTTGGTTGCGATGTGCATTTGGCATAATTTTATGGGTTCAAATCTATCTTGGTTGATCCAATAAGTGTCAAAACATCGTTCGATTGAACTAACATATCAGAACCTGACCAGATGGCCATCTTGGTTCCTGCGGTAAATATTGCATTATCCGCAGATAGAACCGAAACATGCTGCGCGGCTATTTCCAATTTATCCTTGATTTTAACTGTCATCTCGTTTGCGGCTAAGGAATATGTACCGGAGACAGTAACTTTCATATCACCTCCCACATGCCAGTCAGCATTACCTGCAATCTTAAAACCCGCATCTCCATCTACAATAAGATTATATAGACCGGTGACCCGCATATAACCTTCCCCATTGACTTCAATGCCCATTTTACCATTTTGAGAAACCAATCTAACCGAACCATCCGGTTGCATCTCCAAGAGAGAACCGGATCGATGTTGGATGGAAATAGATTCTCTTCCCTTGGTATTATTGACTTTAAGTAAATTACCGGAGGAAAACTTTTGAACCCAAGAATTTAACAGATCATCCTGGGGATCCTGGGGTAAGGGATCCAAAGGAATAAGTTTGGGAACATTTTGTTTTAATGCTGTAGTCATTACTTCACCCAGTTTGCAGCCGAAGGAGCCGGTGTTGTTTGGAGTGTATTAATCATTCCGACTAAACCCTGAGACACTTCAGGAGCCAATCGATCAATCATTCCAGGTAAAT